AAGCTACGCATTTTTTTACCTCCATAATAACTTTTAGGGGCGTTATTATGAATCAAAAAAATCACTTTAAAAACTTTCTGTCAACAAATACAATGCTGTTGTTCTTTGGATAGGCAATTTCTGCCATTCCTGCATTTTTACCCCTTTCTACAATGTAACGCACGGTTACTCTTGTACCTTTAGGGATTATGCCAAATTTAACTTTCTTGTCGGGGTGTGTATAAATATTAGCGGTTGCGTTTGCTGTCATTTTTGGGTATTTTGATAATGATGAATTATTATTGATTCTCGTATTCTGTACAAATCCCGTTTTGTTTTTGTACTTAATTTTACTCCAACCATAGCCATCATCATAAATATGTGTAATGCTTGAATTTTTAGGCATTATACAAATATTTTTGCAATCACCATAGGCATACGCTTTTGATTTGAGTTTACTATTTGTTGTAATTTTGTTATGTGTTGCAGACTTTGTTGTGCCTGATGAGCTTGCCGACTTATATTTATAGCCGAAGTAGTTACACATACCCTTGCAGATTGCCTCTCCGATTGCAACTGTATTCTTGCGTATCCAATCCGAGCCTGTCACGGTGTCATGAAACTCACACTCAACATACACGGTTAATGCCTTCGGCACATTGATTTCGTAGAGATCGGTTTTGTAGCTGACTGAATCGTCCTTGCCCGGTGAAATTGCTCCGAGAGCAGACTTTACCGCCTCGGCAGCCTTTCTGCCGTTTGAGTTCAGGCAAAACACTCTTGTACCGCCCGTATATTTGCCGTTAAACGCATTAGTGTGGATCGGCATATGAATGTCTGCTCCAAACTTATCCGATTCGGGACAGCGTGTCTGCATAAGCGTGCCCGACTTTGCGACCATAACCTCAAAACCGCAACGCTTGAGAGCTTTGGCTGTTGCGGCGGCAATTTTGTCGCACTGAGCCATTTCATTTGTACCGCCCGTTGCATAGGTGTTTCTATTCTGATTTGACGGACTGAGATAGATTCTTTTTGCTGACATAATATTATTCCTCGCTTTCGTCTGTTTTGTTATATTTATAAGCTGACAAGCCGAGCAGAGCGCCTAAGAAGGTGTCAACGGCTGTGATAGTGCCTACAATCTGTTCGCCGTATGGCAAGCCCCAAATGCCTGCTACGGCAAAGTAAAGTGTACCGATTGCAGGCAGTACGATAAGAGCAATGTATTTAAGTACATCATAGATTTTGTTTGTCATTTTCATTATTATCATCCTTTCAGTTTAAATCTTCCGCCGAATGTGCCGACTGGTTGAGGTACTTATCAATCTTATTGATAGCCTCGGTAACTCTGCCGTTACAACCCTGCTGTTTCAGACCATCAAGACACGCACGGAGTGCATACATTGTCAAGGTCTGCTCGCCTTTGATTTTTTTGATTTCAGCGTTCTGCTTTTTGTTGTTTTCGATAAATTTAAAAACACCAAATACAACACCGCCAATTAAAGCTAACGCAGATATGATTTCGGCAAGCTGTACAATATCAATCTTCATCGCTTACACCTCGCTTTCTATCGGCTCGTCAACGGTCGGGTCTGCTCCCCACACCGCCATTACTGCGTTGAAGTATTCGTCAGAGAGAACCTTTCTCAACTGTTCTCTGCCCGATTTGCTGTTCATGTAGGCATTGCGGATGTTTCCGCCCACCTGCATTTCTTCACCGTTAAAGGTCAAAAACTGCTGTCTGAGTACCGACACGCTGTCCTTCGTGAGCATATCGAGTGTGATTTTTTCTTTAAGTTCCATTTTTCATACCTCCGTTATTTTTATATTTTGTAAATCAAAGAAAAGTTTACCTGCTCATCAGCAACGAAATTGTAAGCCTGTTTATTGAGCGGAGTAAACTGCAACCAAGCTGATTTATTTACATTTCCTCTGAACATACCGCCGTTTTTGCTTATGCCGATATCGTGAACAATCACATCCGATTTGTTTGAAAACGGCATATTGAGCAAGGATATTGCAGATGTTCCGCCTAAAGATGTTGCGTTCATAATGACGGTGACATTTACAATAACGATATCGCCAATTTTTTCATAAAGGCAAGTTGCAGATTTTATTTTATCAATCAGAGTAGAGTATGGAGTAAGAGTAGCTGTGCCGAGTTCGATATTTGATGAATCGTATTTAGTTACAAGAAGCTTGTCCGTTTCTTCTGATGAGTAGGCTTCGTTTGCATCGTAATAAAAATCGTCAAGATATTTAACGCTTGGATAATTAGTACTGCTGTCTGTAATGTCAGTTTTGAAGCTTACTTTGTTCGCGTTGTCTTCTTTTGATTTAAGTGCATTGGCTGCATCCGTTGCATTTGCCTTACCTGTAAGGGCCTTCTCTGCCGTCTGCATTCGTGCTGATAACTGACTGACCGTGCTTTGGTCAGCTTTATTAGACACAGACAAATCAATCCCGTTAAGCCTTGCTCCAAGTGAATTTTGACCGCCTCTTGCCGTGGCAACCTCTCGGCCGATTTCGGCAAAACTGCCAGCACTGTTGCTGTTTATCTTGCTGTTTTCAGCGAGGCTCGGGGTTACCATGACTTTTAGTGTCAGCGGCGTGTTTAACACCTGCGTTTCACCGTTTGCAATCTTAATTTCGATTGCTAAGAAGCCCGACATAGACTTGAAATTTTCGAGCGGAACAGTAATCACATCTGCCGTGCTATTCAGTGTGCAAGCGACTGAATCTGAAATTAAATATCCGTCCGTCGCAAAGGTTGCAGTTACTGTGCAGTCTGCAAAGGTCAATTTTTCACCGCTTGCCGTTAAAGTAACATCAAGATAGCGTGTTGCTTTATCGTTGACGTTGACAATACCAACAACATTCGGTGCGTTGCGGTCATTTACATCAATCGTAATTGATTTATGCTTCATACTAATAGCCATTATTTTTTAAACCTCCTTTGGATTTTTAATAAATCAGACATCGACATACTTAAATCGCCTATTGTAATTTCTTTGTATTTCTGAGATACACTATCGTAGACCGTTTTTGAAATTCTTCGGTTCAAATTCGTGCCGTCCGGCATTACAACCGTCACTTCATCATAAAGTTTGATTGCGTGCATTTTGGTGAGTTCATTTTCAAGAGTTACCCTTATACTCAGAGTTTCCGATGTTTGTTCCGTCGAATAGTTATAATCAGCAACTGCATTACGCAAAGCATCTCTGACTTCTTCGTAGTTTTCGCCGGTGCTTGGATTTAAAGTGTATTTTTTGATTTTATTTGTGCAGTCGTATAAATATGTGTTTTTTATGCTCCGTTTTAAACCTGTTTCATACGGTTCAAAACTTGATACGACAACTTCTTTATTGTCCGTAGTGTTGCATCGTGCGTAAGGCATAACATGTGTATAGTAATTGCCGATTTCAACAGTCTGCTTATAATCTGACACATTAGCGCCGAAAGCAATTCGATAGCCACTTTTCGCACCTGCTGTACTGATTTTGTTAAAATAAATGTCAAAATTATTAAAATACAGAACACCGCCAAACTGATTTATCAGTCCTTCGTCATCATCTTTGAAGATATCCTCAAACTTTACTGCCTGTGAATAGCCTAAGCGGATTCTTTTTTTTGCTGTGATTGATGAGCTGAAATTAAACCACTTATACGGGGCCTCCGTAAACCACATATACAGAGGCTTACCTACTTGGCTGTAATCTCGCATATAGTGGTCAATAAGTTCTTTCGGCGTGCCATACATCGAACCGTCTGTCGCACGAGGGATTGTGCCATTTTGAAAAAACATTCTTGACACATGTTCACCTGACACGGTTAAATCACCGTTTTTATCAACCTCTATTTTTGTGACATAAAAATACTGTGGCTCAGATACATTATTCACTTTCGCTTTAATGGATGAGGTTATTTTAATTTTTGAAGCGAGTTTATCTGTGCTTTTGATTTTCATGCTAAAGCTGTATGTGCCATTTTGCTCCATTGTCACCAAGAACTCGGTGCATTCAGTCAAAAAACCGAAACCATTAGATTCAAACAATGGTGTTGAGTTCTTGTAATAGTCAGCAACGTTATACAAAATAGGGTACATTACAATCTCCTCCAATTTGGCTTAATTTCAATGTCAGTAAACGCATTTGCGCTTTTTCCTGAGAGTTTTATTTTATTCCAACCGGGCAAAAGCTTTGGAAACTCTGTGCAGATTATGCAATTGTTTGCTAAACTCATGCCGTTGTTGAAAGAAGCGGACTGCTGTTCGGAATCAAGTTCAATATAATCCTTATCCGATGATGTTTTAACCGTTAAAGTTTGACTATCATTAACCGTCAGCGTCAACGGGTTAACTTTTGCACCTTTGTTGATGATTTTTATTAAAGGCTCTGCTTTGTAATTTTCAGGATTATAGACTTTGATTTCTGCGTTTTGTGTTGAGGTCAATTTTGGCTGGATAATCTCTTGTCCTAAATCGCTATACCAGAACGGCACTCGACTAAAATTTATAGTCGTTGACAAGCAAAGAGGAGCAACCTCTTCTATTGGCTCAATTCCTGTACAAATCGCTTTGGTAAAATAGCCGGTGTTATATGTATCCCTAAAGATTTTATATTCACCGTCCCAAACGGTAAGCCACTCAGCAAACGCTCTTACAAGCTCAGCGTTACTTTCGTTTGGCACAATGTATGGATAACTGTTGACCTCGAACTGCATTTCAACATTATCGAAAACACCATTGTCAGAAATCACTCCGCCGTTTTTGCCATAAACAGAAGTAAAATCAAAACTGCGTTTTGCGATTTGATATTTGGGAGGTGTAGCTATAAAAAAGCCTAATGTCCGTAAATCAGTGCCGTTGTATGTAAAACTATGCCTCATCTTTAACCTCCCAATTTCGACGCTTCACCGTCAAGTGTCTGCACAATCGCAGTTGACACACGTCGGTTAAAATCATCAACATCCATGTCATTATTGATGTTGACATCGCCTGTGAATTGAATTTCAATCGTAGGTGAATTTGTAACAGTTTTCAACATTTGACCGTTTACCGCTGCATTTTGACTTTGTGTGCGAATATTTGCAAACTTGCCGTTAATTGCTCGAATCGGATCACCTTCAAGTGCTGACAAGGTTCTTGAACTCATAGACCTTGCCGCCTTTTCTGCTTCTCCGATTTCGTCTTTAATGCCGAGTGGGTAACCTCGTCCTAAGTCTTGTCCTAATTTTCGGCTTTTTCGGGCAGGCGAATGTGAATCTTGTGTTTTCTGAATAGCACTAAGACTTAATTCTGCAAGTCCTCCTGCCGACTTAAATAATTTATCGGTAAGGCTTCCAGCACCGTCCATATAGCCTTGAACTAAGTTTTTGCCTTCTTCGTAGAATTTGTCATAAACTCCCGAAAAATTATCAAAGATTCTATTGACAAGCGACTTGCACGAATCATCAACTTTTTTGTTGGCGTCTTTGTCTTTCGTACCTTTGCTGGTGCCCTCAGGGATGCCTTTACCGGCTTCTTCGCTGTTTGGTTCGAGTTTGTTAAGCTCAACGGTTGCCTTATCTACAAGCTCTTTTGCATTATCAACCATTTTTTGAGTTACGCCCGGTTGATTTTCGTCCATTGCAGTTTTTAATAACTCATAGTTTGCGGTAAAATTTGCAAGCTGATTTTCAAGGCTTTCTCTTGAGCCTGTTTCGGCATCAATAAAGCCCTCTTTAATTTTCTGCTGTTGTGCAGTGATTTCATCAGCTTTGCCTGTAGCAATTGCGGCAACCGTGCCGTACATATCATTGTACTTAGCAAGCTCGATTTCTGCCCTTTCCTGCAATTCTTCGGCTTCTTCGACCTGGTCTTTTGTTACGCCTTCAACACCGTCTTTGTATGCCGTTTTTAGGTTCTCGGCATTTGTCTTAAAATCATTGACCTGCTGTTCGAGAGCAGCTTTGTTACCGGTGGTATAAGTAACAATGTTGTTAGACAAGTCCGACATAGCGGCTTTAATTTCTTCGGTGTTACCTTTAGCGTTTGCCGCTGTGAGATTCTCATAATTTTGGATTGTGGTGTTATAATCAACTACTTTTTTCTGATATTCCTTATACTTGCCATCTGCTTTGTCAAACTCTATTTGTTTCGCATTCAAGTTGTCTTTGGCTTCATTTTGCGCCTCACCATAGGCTAATGTGAGATTTGATAAAATTTCAATATGCCGTTGCATATTTTCGCCATTATTTAGATCTTTAAGTATTTGCTGATAATACTCTTGAGATATCTGACCGTTTTCAAAACCCCAGCCTGCAAGTTTTAATGTTTGTTTATTTTGCGAAAGCCCGGTAAGGCTCATTTGTTCAACTTTTTCTTTTGCTGAATCAAGTTCTTCCTTTGCTTTTTTTCTGTTTGCGTAGCCGGCTACAACATCCTCTTGTGCACCATTTAAACCGGACACAGCCGTTTGATATGGTTCTTCGAGTGCCGATAACATCGCCAGGGCTTTTTTTGACTCAAGCGCATTATCCATTGAGGTTTTAAGGTTTTCGTAAGATGTAATAACATTTCCGTTCCAGGTGATTTCATCGTCTGTAACTCTGCTCAGTTCGTTTGTGATGAATTTCGCACGGTCTTCATAGCCCTTTTTAACTTCGCCGTTTTTATCAACGATTTTTTTCAGTTCGCCCCAAAGGCCTTCGTAGTATTGAAATTCACTTTCAACCTCCGAAGCCGCATCTTTCTTGCTCTGCACATATTCGTCATTGGCATCTTTCAGCTCTTGAATTTCTTCTTTTGCTTTTTCCTGAGCTTCGTTAAGTTCTTCTTGGGATTGTTTTGCACTGTCGTTAGCCTCTGAAAATGCCCAAATTTCGCCTATAGCACCAACAACTAAACCTGCAACTAATCCCCACAAATTTGCTTTTTGAGCAGTGTTAAGTCCCTCCTGTGAGATTTTAGCGGCATCTGTCGCCGCTTTCAAGGACTTGTAAGCTCCCCACAGATTTTTGATTTCTGTAACTATTTTAGTGGCCTTTTTACCCGACCAAATAGCAGTAGTTAAAACACCAATCTGTTTTAGCGTTGGAATAATATCATCTGTATGCTTGCTCGCAAATTTACAAAGTTTTTTGACTTCCGGAAACAGCGATTTACCAATAGGATTAATGACATCGGTTTGCACAGTTCTGCCGAGGCTCGCCCAGTCCGATTCGACATCATCATATTTGATGTCTTTGATTTTTTCCATCGAGCCTTTGACATTTTTATAGTTTTTATTGACATTTCCCAGTGACTTGATAACTTTCATTGCATTATCTTCACCGAGAGCCGACCAAACCGTTGAAGCTGTAGTTAATGCCTTTTGCTCGTTCTTTGTGTTTTTTAAGTCGCTGATAACGCTATAAAAAACATCTGATGCAGTAGCTTTGCCGTCCTTCCACTTTTTAAAAATTTCGCCCGTGCCTTTTGAAAAACTACCGAGATTTTCTTCAATTCTTCCGTCGGAAAGAGAAATTGTAAATTCTTTGACAAAATCATTAACTTTGTCAAGATTGTACGCACCGTTTTTTGTGCCGTTTTCGAGGATTGAAAACATCTGCTCTGCATCAAAGCCTGCCTGTCCCCAAATCTGTGAATATTCGGCGATATTATCGCCGAGCTCTCCGCTGTAATTTAAGCCGTTTTGCGCACCTTTTACGATATAATCAAAAGCCTCATCAGCTGTTAAGCCCATGTTGGTCATCAGACCGTTAATGCCTCTTAAAGTTTCGCTGATATCAAAGTTATCAAAGGTTCCCTCGAGCGTGTACAGGTTTTCTGCCATATCTTTAAGCTTTTGAGGATCTTGTTCGTCCGTAACCTGCTTAATTTTTGATAAAGTATTTGCAATGTCTTCTTGCGATTCACCGAAATTGTCTTTGTAAATTTCGCCGATAATGCTTTCGTATTTTGATAACTCTTCGGTAGTCAAGCCTGTTTGAGCCTGCAAGGAGTTTAAAGCCTTTTCTTCGCTGTTTGCACTTATGACAGCTCCGGTCAACGCTCCGCCAATCGCCGTTGCTGTAGCAGTAGCTTCTTTCAAGGCATCACCAACAGCAGATTTGAGATTGTCAGCAGAGGATTTAACATCATCCATTTCTTTTTTGACCTTGGATAAATCAGTTTTATTCGACTTATTTTCAAGGCTTTTAAAGCTGTCGCCTGTCTTGTCAACGCTTGTTTCGGTTTTCGACATCTCACTTCGGGCAGATTCGAGGTTTATTTCGTTTGCTTTTTCCTCGGTTTCCGCAAGCTGTTTAGTGAAAGTTTCAAGTTTGCTTTTCGCTTTTTCGACTTCACGCTGATAAGCCCTGTACTGCTCGGTTGAGATTTCGCCGTTTTTGGCCTGTTCTTCAACCTGATCCTGTACATCAAGCAATTGACTAAGAGCAGACTGACTCTTATCAATCTGCTCTTTCAATACTTCTTGTTTTTGAGCGAGCAGAACGGTGTTTTCAGGGTCAAATTTTAACTGCTTATTAATCGCAGTCAGTTCTCTCTGCAAGCTCGAGGATGAGGACTGCACAGCTTTTAAAGATTTCTGCAAGTCTATCGTATCGCCTGCAATCTTAACGGTAATGCCTTTAATCGTTGCCATATCTGTCCTCCAATTTCCTATATCGGTTCATAAACTCGCTATACTGCTTTTCCGAGATTTCTTTACTTTCAAATCTTTCTTTAACGAAAGGCAATACAGATTTCATTTTCTGATATTTTTCTTCATCTTCGTGAATGTTTTTATTGTTTCGTAATGCAAAATATGTTTCAATATAATCAATCACAAAACCTATTGTAAATCTTTGTAGGTCAGCGACAGTCAGACCACTCCTGACGGCATAGGATAAGATTTCCTTCGCCGTCAGGAAAGTTCCGTTTAGGTCGCTGTCGCTGTCGCTTTTGGGCTGTCACTATTAAGACTGTCAATAACAAGATTGACGATTTTACCTATCGCTGAAATAGCGTCCTTAATGCTGATTTCTTTTGTCCAAGACTTAAAGTTAGGAATCGTATCGTCTGCCGTCTTTGCCGCTGCCCATAAAAGCTTTACAGCAGTGCCAAATTTTACATCATTGAGATTCGGGACAAGAACACGGTCGGCATCACGCAGAAAGCTGTGGCCTTTGAATGTGTCCTCGTAGATGAGCATTGTATATGCCGTAACCTCAACCTCAACATCTTTACCATTAATAACAACTGTATCTTTCATGTTTTAACCTACTTTTAAAATTATACTGTTCCGGGATTTGACTTAACAGTCGGCACTACAACGCTTTCGGGCAGAGTGTCGGCATAAGATGTATAGCGTACAAAGTCATTGTCAGGACGTGGCTTTGCTGTGACCGTAAAGGTCGGGAACTGTGGGTCGAAGTTACCTTCTGATGTCTTGTCGTTCCTGCTGGCTCTTGCAGCTACGCAGTCGAAATATGTATCAATTTCGTAGAGCTTGTCGCCTTTGTATGTTTCCTTTGCTGCAAGGAGGGCAAATCTCGGCATTACTTTGATACCGCCCTTTTCGATGATACCGCCCTCAGTTGCTTCATCATTGCCGAACCAATCTTTTTCGATGTCGTCGACTGCTGAAATAAGCTCAAGACTGATTGTATAGCCGCCATTCGCACTTGCTACAATGATAGGCAAGCCGTCAGCGTAGATCGTGTTCGAATCGCCGATAGGCTCTGCACCGATACTTCTGCCGCCTGCTTCATCAGACTTAAACCACACGGGCTTACCGTATGTGATTTCGCCTGTGCTGCTTTCTGTCAGCGTAGCATAACCAACTTTTCTAATGGTTTTGTTCATAAAATAAACACTCCTTATGTTTTAAATTCTTTTTATGCTGCTCAAATCACCGCCGCCCATAGCTTCCGATGATTTAATGAGCTTTTTTATTCCGGCTTCAAATTCGCCGTGAATTTTCTCCGTTGCCGGAGCAATATGCACCTTCGGTTGTACCGTTCCGCCTTTTTTGCCCCTCTTTTTACGAGTTTTTTCGAGGAGGTGTGTAAGCCGGTACTCAGGTTTAGCGGCATAAACCGTTTTTTCATAAAACCTAAATGTTTCGTTTGTGATTTTAACTCTAAACGATTTGCGATATTTTTTTCTTCTGCCTACAGGTGCATTCTTTTTGATTTCGTTTTTAAGTTCTTCGGCTTTTTCATCAACCAACAATCTTACGCCCATTTGCACATCAGCCGAATAGGTTGACAGTTCTTTCGATAGAGCGTCTCCGAGGCGGTCAATACCAACTTTTTTGTAATTACTCATCGAAAATCACACTCAGGTTGTAATAAGTTACACAAAGTTTATTTGTTGTGTCCCACGCTCGGTTTGGTTTTTTCCAACCGTAGCCGTTTTCGTTGAGCCATTTTTCAAACTTTGTTTCGCTTGTGTGGTCGTCTTTTGCCGTATAGAGTTCTATGATGATTTTTGCATTTTTCCAAAGTATTTCACCGTCTGCGTAAATTCCTGTTTCTTCATCCTTGAAATAAACAAGATAGGGTGCAGGGGTTGATTTGTTGTAATCTGCCTCTACACATTTAAAGCCACAGCCTTTGATAAGTTCGACAAATTCGTCGTAATTCTTAAAAAACATCTGCACCACCCTCATATAATCCCCTCTGCGATAAGCTCAAAATCGAGCAAGGGGGATTTTTGCTTTTATCGTGCTGAATTTGTTCAATCTTGAACCTTGTGCCACTGATAACAACCGCCATGTCCGTTCGCAAGTTTTCGTCCTTGTGGATATGTATGACATTTGACAGTTCAATGTCATTCTGTTTTGCTCCGTAAAATCGAGTTACACCGATTTTTTCATTGCCGAAACGATATTTTTTCAGGCTGTCGGTGATGATGTCGTCGTTTTCGTCCGTTTCGTAGATTTTTGCAAGCCCGTCATTAAATGTCAAAAAATCAATGCTATTCTTCGGTATCATACATTTGCACCTCGTATTCCTGCCTTAATTTCAAAATTTCGCTTTCAAAATTATGGTCGAACATTTCAACAGCATTTGAGTAAGCGTATCTACAATAGTCAAACAGCAGACTTCTTGCTCTTGTTGGTCGTTCAAAATCCTCATCAGTAAGCAGAGGGTTGTAATCACGGAGGTGCTGTTTTCCATTGGCTATAATCAGTTCAATTTTCGACTTTGTGCTTTCATCTGTTTCGATGTGCTCACGGTCAAAATCGAGCATATTAACTACATCGTTCATAATTCCCATTGTTCAACACCTCCGTGATAAATTAAACTGTTGTTGCCTGATTGAGAGTTACTTTAATTTCAGCAGGATTAAGCGCTGAAATATCGAGCTTAAGAAAATCGCTCGTATGCAGCGAAAAGCCTGTTGCGTAAGCCTTAATAAGATAAACTCTGTTGTCTTCGAGAAACTGATACTGGTCAGAGTAATCAAGCTTACCTTCCTTACCTGTTGAGAGGCAGGCCTTATATCTTGAAAGCTGACCGATAACAGCAGTACCTTCCGAAACCATTTCAGACGGATAAACATTCGTCGGGAAGGGGAAGAGGTTGTTCTTGTACGAGCCGTCTGTGGCAAGCACAGTCGTCGCAGGAATAATCTTTGTGAGATAATCAACAGGATTTACGATAAGGTCAACCGATGTAATGTTGTTGGTTTTACCGCCCTTGCCCTTTGCGAGCTTTGCAACAACATCCATATACGACTTAATGTCAAGGCTTGTGAGCTTTGTTGCTGTTTTTTCGGTGTATGCACCTGCCTTTACAGCGCCCTCGGGGTCTTTAAGCATGCCGATAGGCTTTCCGTTGCCGTCGCCGTTGATAAAACCGTCCTCGAGGGCATAGGCAAGCGCATCAGCAAGGATTCTGCGGACATATGCGTCGATGTATGTTGCGCCGAGGTCAAGCATATCCTTCGGAACCGGAACAAAGGCGCTTACCTTAGATGTTGAGAAATCCTTTTCCTGAATAGTTCCGACAAGCTCCTGTGTGATTTTTGAGTTTAAAGTGCCCCAAGCGGCAAGCTGTTTTGTGTCTGTAGCAAAGATTGCCTTAACAGAGCCGTATGTGTTTTCGATGCCGATCGCATCAAGCAGAGGATGATTGCTGGTAATGTCCTCAAGCACGGTGTCAAGAATCGTCTGAGGAATTGTAACATCAAGACCTGTGAGTGCCTGCTTAACATCAGCAGATTTTGCCGCTGTTACAAAGTTGTTGTAGAACTTCTGCTCTGCGCTTGTAAGCTGTCTGAATCCTCTCTTGGCAAGGATTGTGTTGTCGGCAGTTTCGCCGATTTCCTGTGCGACCTCAATGATTGACTGCTGAATACTGTCAGCATAGGCATTGAGAGCCTCGGTCATTTTTGTTTCATCTTTGTTATCAATGGCAGTTTTTAAGTTCTGCGCAAACTTAGCTTTCGCGTTCTTAATCGCGTCAAGATTCTTCATTTTTTAAATCTCCTTTATAAATAATTTTTGTTTTTGAAGTATTCTTCAATAAAGCCAAAGCTATCCTTTTCTTCGGAATTTTTCAACTTGGGCTCAGGTGGTGTCTGCTGGTCAGGCTTTGCACCAAGCATTTTTAAAAGTTCTGCCGCTGCCTGTTTTGCTTTTGGATTCTTCTTTTGCTGTGCATCGTCAACAATTTCTTTTGATTCGGTTAAATCAACCGGATCAAGAATTTCGTCACACAAGCCGATGTCAAAAGCTTCCTGCGCAGTCAAAAATGTTTCTGCGTTGAGGAGCGGCTCGAGGGTTTCTCTCGTGAGCTTATCGCCTGCGTGTACAAGGTAAGAGTTTGTACTTGCTTCACTGATTTTGTCGAGCTTGGTTGCAAATTCTCTGTGTTCCTTCGCATTTCCGTAACAACCGCCGATTGCGTGATGAATCATCATTGTTGTGTTTGACGGCATTACAATCTTGTCAGCCGCCATTGCAACAACAGATGCGATTGAACAAGCCATGCCGTCAATGTATGCAGTGACCGGCACACTCTGCCGTTTGAGCAAATTGTAAATTGACACGCCCTCGTCGACATAACCGCCGAGTGAGTTAATGTAGAGTTCAATGCCTTCAATTTCGCCTGCTTTTTCAATCGCCTTGCGAATATATTCAGCGCTTGTCTTGGATTCTACAAGGTCGCCCCAAATATTCAAGTAACTCGGCTCGATTTCGCCATAAAGATAGATCTGCAAGACACTCTGATTGTCTGCAATTTGCTTGATGTTGTAATTTCTGATTTTCATTTATTCACCACCTTTCAGAGCATTTGCTATTGTTTGGTAATTTTTGGTAAGGTAATATGTGTGTGCCCAAGCTTCCGAGCAAGGGAGCATGTTGCAATATTTTTGAGCCTGTGCAGGTGTCAGCACTCCGCTGGCAATTGACTTATCAAGATTATTCGCCTGACTGATTGCGTCAATGTGTCTGACTGTCGTTGTGTCAATTAAGAGATAATTACCTTTACTAAATTCGGTAGCGCCGAATCTCTTTTTCGTAATCTCTTGCTCGAACATATTTGCAATCGGATCAATTGCGTTTCCGATAGCGCAATCCATAGCGTCTGAGAGCTGAGATGCTTCACCACTCAAAATTGCCGGCGGAATGTGCAAAGCATTGCCAACAATCGTGTATGCCTCCGCTTTCAACTTTTGAATGTCGTTAATCTCGCTGTTCGTAGTCTTTCCGGCATCGGTTGACGGCTCGGTGTAATGCATGCCTTTGTAAATAGGCATAACAGCGTTCTTATTTGAATAAAACGCTTTAAACTGCTTTGACAAAACTTTGTTGTAGGTTTCGGCAAAATTTTCATCACCAAAGCTATAATTATCAAGTTCTAAGATGCCTTTGTGACCGACCGCTTTGTTATATCTTTCTTGAGCTGACAACATTAACTGCTCGTAAGTGTTGCACATATCCGATAGTAAACCGTTAAGAGCGAAGTTATTGTATCTGAGGTAAATTACCTCGCTTTCTAAAAATGTGCGCTGATATGTAAAATTTCGGCAAGTAACACCGCTGAAAGAATCATCAATCAATGCGTGTTCTGTTCTTGAAAAACTGTCCGCAATTAAAAGCTGATTGTCGGCTGTTTCGATAATTAACAGTTCATTGTCAAAAATCAATTTTGCGACAGCCTGCGTAAAAAATTCGATTTTTGTTTGATGTTTGTTAGGTGCATAGTTCCACAGATAGTATTCAGCTTTGCGACTTTCTCGGTTATTGTTCACCGTCACAAATTCGCACTTTGCCAAACTTCGAGCAATAAAATCAATTGCAGTAAACAAGGCAAGTTCGGTTAAATGAAATCTTTGTTCATCAACCGTCGAGCCGTCCTCGTTAAATTCCGCTGCAATGGCATCTTTCTTAAAAAGATTTTTCACCCAGTTTTTTTCACCTGCCTTTTTCTGAATTTTGCAATAACAATTACGCTTTTTTCATACATGGGAACATACCGTTAAGATGAAATTTCTTGAAGTATTCCCATTCTTCTTTTTCGTTCAGTTCATTTTCGTACATAAACTGAACGCTATCAAGAATCATTACAAGTTCTTTTTGGTATTTGTATTCGGGATAGTAAGTAACTTGCAAATACTTAAAGATGTCAGGATTTATGTTCATACCGTTTTGATATTTCCGCAAAAAAGACGACATTTCAAAATCAAGCATATAGAACAAGTATCTTGAACCGATATTTTGGGTTTTAGGAAGAAAAACACCGTACTTTGTTTCCAACTCTTTACTCTCGGTTAAAAACTTAACCTTACCATCAGTGGCCGATAACTGAATGTAAACGGTTCCTGCCTCGTAAATCTTACCTTTTTTTACTCTTTCGAAGTCGGCAAGTTCAAGAATAGGTCTGCGTTCCTTTTTTGCGTGGGATACAATATAATTCGTTTTCTTTTCAAGGTTTTGCAATCTAAGAAAATCAATCATTGTTTTACCGACAATATCCTGTTTGCTGAAGAACTCCACAAAATCAGATTTAATCTTGTTGTACTCATCATCACCACAAAGCTCTTGTAACATTTGCAAAAGGTCATTTGTAGCCTTATTGATGTTAAGATTGCACTTTATTAAATCTTTTGTTATTTCGCTAAGTGTTGGCAGTTCTTCAGGTTCGTATGTATCTACATAGCGTGGTATATTGAGGTTATATTCGTTTTCCTTGATTTTTGATAAACTTACAAGGCTTGCAAATTTATCAACTGATTTTCTGCTCCAATAAGTCTCCGCAATCCGCTTGATATGTTCATCTGTCATAACATTCTGCTTGCCGTTTTTTGCAAACAGTTTTTCAGCCGAAATAAACAAGATGTCATCCGATGTTTTAAGTTTGTTAAAAACTATGACGCAAACAGGTATTGAGGTATTCAAAAACATCTTGTCGGGCAATGATATAATCGCATCAATCAGATTATTCTCGATGAGTTGTTTTCTGATTTTGCCCTCTGCCGCACCTCTGAAAAGTACACCGTGCGGAAGAATATAGAACGCTTGTCCCGATTCAGTAAGCCTTGACAAGCCGTCAAGTACAAAAGCAAAGTCACTCGCTTTTGCCGGAGCTAAGTCATAACCTTCAAAGCGGTTGTCGCTCTTTGGTTTCCATTTGAGCGAGTATGGCGGATTCGAAACAACAACGCCCGCTTTTGTTTCGTTGTAATTATCTAAAATTACAATATTGCTAAAATCTTCGCTTTTGCTTACCTTGTACACTTTTTCAACTTTGTTGAGCAAGACATCTTTTTGTAAAACAGTTGCGTTTAAATTTCTCAGCGCTAAATTGAAGAGTAGCACCGGAATACTCATAGCAGAAATTTCTTCGCATTGGTACTGAATATCTCTGCCCATTCCTACGACCAATGCTCCTGTTCCGCTGCATATGTCTATCACTTCATCAGTTTTGGGAGCAAGTTCTGAAATCAATTTGCACAAGCAATCGGGAGTGTAATCCTGTTTTAGGTTGTTACGGTTTGCGTTATTTGCCTGGAAGTAATCACGCAAGCAGTCGTTTGACATATCAAACTTAAACTGCATAAAAGCACGGCAAAGTTCGTCTTTCTCTTGCTTATTTAACAGTTTTCTCAATAAAACCTCGGGCAATTCAAAACTTTCTTTAATACCAAACAGTTCGTTAATTGCTTCTGTTGTCAACTCTCTTTTTTTGCTTGCTTCAAACAAAGAAATCTGTTCATTATCCATTAATTCGCCTTTTCCTTATATCAAAAAACAATTGCGTTAAAGCAATTCTCAATTTCATCAACCGTCATCGGCTGATTTTGTTTTAGTAAATCAAGCTGTGTATATGCGGCGACGAACGCCATAAATCCGTCTGTTTTTCGTGATTTTGGCTCAATCTTTCCGTATATGATATTGCCGTTTTTATCTTCAACAGCAGAAGTATTGTTTGTGTACCAGCGCATTAATGCCGAATCGCCCCAAACAATACGATGATTAGCGAAATCCGAAGCAATTAGAGGAGCAACAAGCATTTTATCAGACGGCCTTACAAGTTTTAGATTATTTCGTCCTTTACGGTCGCATTCAAAACCCAACTGCATTAACGGCTCTTTGAGTAATGTATAGCGGTAGTTATCTAACGCTCCGCCGATAATATTGTAATGTTCCTTTTGTTCTTTCAACCAGTCAGCAACGATTTCAGGCGGGATTTCCGCCCCGTCAACCCTTTGTAAATCAGACTGTTGAGCATAAGGAAATTTAATTCGTCCAAGGTCTGCCGACTGCGAACAGTACCACGAAAACGGTTTCCATACGATTTCACCGTCAATTAAAAACATTAAGCCTATACCTAAGAAGTCGGTCGTTTTCGTATAGTCGATACCAAACACACACGGCTTACCTTCAAGGTCGGGGAGAGGCCTGTTTGTAGCTTTGATATTTTCCCACGAGGTTACAGGATTCGCTTCTGTTCCTTGCGGTAAATTCATTCTCTTCGTCATGAATGAAGGGTTATTATTCGGATCAATTTTCCATTTTTCGTATTCCTTCCGAAGTTCTCGGAGTAAGTTTGGAAAATATTGCAAGCTTGGATTTGCTTTGTACCAATTTTGCTCGTCATGAACTTCCTTTTCGTCATTTAATCGACAAATAAAATAAAGCGTGCCGTTATCGGGCGCATCACCGTTCAAAACCTCAAGGCCTCTCGCAAACTCTTGGTCAAGCGGACCGTCTCTCACATATCCCATTGTTGTGGTTGTCGTAGTTCTCGGGAGTGGCTTTTTTCCTAAACCGGTGACAAACACGTCAATAAGCTTGTAATTTTCATATGCGTGTTTTTCATCAAAATCGACCTTGCCCGGTCTACCGCCGTCTTTCGTATCACTGTTAGATGTCCGATATCGCAACACAGAGTTTGTCTTTATATTTACAATTCTTGTTTTCGTCCACTTAAAGTGTTTTTGCATTTTGGCTTTGTTATCTTCAAGGACATTATAAATATCGTTAAAAGTAATAGTCGCCTGATCTTCCGATGTTGCACAAATGTCAATATCGTAATTTTTAATACCGTTTATCGGTGTTAAAAGCGCGAAATCCTCAAAACCTAAATAGCCATTTTTGCCTGTACCTCTTCCGACGATAAGTACAAGGTCGGGAAACCTTAAAACACCGGGAGCTGAGTATGTGCAATTATGCAACGCAAAGCAAAACTTTTCCCATTCAAAAAGTTGATAAGGAAAATATTTCTTCAAAGCTAAATACTTTTCAAGCTGTTCTTCATCAACATAGATTTCTTCGTTTTCAAAAACATTTTCAACAAACTTTATCAGCTGAATTTGCTCACGGCAGACGCGATATTTACCGCTTTTAACAAGGTCTATATACTCATCTATGACTTTACAGTTCGTCATCAGATTCACTCTCAACTTTGTCAATCGACAACCCCATTTGTGAGAGAATCGCTAAGCGCTGTTTGTTGTACATCACGGCATTTTTTACTGAGGGATTGTCCTTCATATATTCTTTACCGGTGGCGCTGATAGCTTTGTATGTCAAGCCATTTTTGCGGATGTCCGCCTGCATTTTACGCTCAAGCTTCGTGCAAAAAATATAGCTGTCAATTAAATCTCTATAGACTTCAATGTTTGCCCCCTTCAAAGTCAGTTGCTCAATTAAGCTGTCTTTGATTTCTGCAATTTTAATTTGTGCCATTTATACTACTCCTCTCTCAAAAATTTCTCGTGTGCGTGCGCGAGACCAAACTGTCGTGCCTTTATACCGTTATCTATTGACCTCAGAATTTTTCGATTTTTTACCCGGGGGTATGTCTTTTTTCAACTCACCACCGCTCAGTAAACTCATCTTTTAATTTTTTCGATTTGTACTTGTGATGTTCTTTGTAATGACAGTCCTTGCAAAGACACTCAAGGTTGTTGATGTCAAGAGCAAGGTCAGGTCTTGCTTTGAGATACAGCTTGTGATGTACGACTTCGCAAGGGCTGTACTTACCCACAGCACGACAGCGTTCGCATTCGTAATGTTCTTTTGCTTTTTTTGCGTCTCGAACTCTCAACCAGTCGGCTGTTAAATAGAATCTATAGGCCTTACCCTCACGGATTTGACGGACGATCCAATCTGTAGTTACTTTTCGTTTTATCATTGCAATTTAATTTTACATCAAAATTAATCGTTTCTACTGACATATTTATTTGTGCAAGTTGTACAAATAGCCTGTATTCAACCCTCGAAGGTTGGCACAAAGTAATCTTGCCTCTTTCAGCCAGCGCCACACAGTTCGCTCGTCCGTGTAGTTTTCAAGAGCACATCTCATTACCCTCGAATTGATTTCACCTTTTTTTAATTCTTCTGTCGGTGCAAGAAAATAAACAGCACACACAGCCTGACAGATGTAGTCTTTTCCGCTGTTTGTCAAGGCATTAAGCGTGTCTATCACAGCAAGCAAGTCAAGCCGCAGTGCTTGGTGCATTGTTTTGTCAGAGATAATTTGTACTTTGCTCGGACAGCCGAGAGCAGCATATGACCTGAATTGCGCAATTGTATAGTCTTTCGTTGAATCCCTCAAATTCTTGCACCTCCGAATTTCTTATGCTTGTGAGTGTCTGCTAAGTATGTAAAGTGAAAAGATGCCCCCGTGAAATCATTTATCCACATTTCGTCGGAATAAAAATAATATCCTTCGGGACAAGGCAGAGCCTCACCCCGTTCAAGCTTTCGATATTCTCTCTTTTTTCCTTCTGTCACTTTGATTTCAGGTTTTGCTAAATTTCTTGATGTTTTTAATCTTTTCTTTCCGCTGACATCTTTGCGGATGTACTTTGCAAGGTCAGCATAGTTTCCGTCTTGGTAGAGCGGAGTGAAATTTATTCCGTTTTTCCACGACCAACACTCCGTCAAGATTTCACGAACGCAATCTTCAATTACTATATGCAAATGCCAATTTTTCCCGAGTTTTCCACATTCGCAGTATCCAATGTATTTAAACTTGATTTGTTTCTTGTTCGTTCTGCGTTTTACTCGCTTGAAAAAATTTGATACAGCTTTTTCAAACTCATCTTCGGTAAATTCGCCAAACGGAGCAGAAAATCGTGCGAACCAGTCACCCTCGGAAAAGTTGCAAAGAATTAATCTTTGGGTGTGTTGCTCCCCTCTAATGCGGTTTGCTCTGACTTGCTTTTCATTGGTTCGGGATTGATTGATTTGCCTCGCAAGATTTTTCTTGTTTCTCTTTCTGAAAGATTTATAATATTTCACCTCGAGCAGAGGCCCCGACTTGATTTCAGCTTTGTATGTAAACATATTAAACTTCCTATTATATATGTTAAAACTAAAACGGTCACTTAATTAATTCCTTGAGCAGGCTGTAAAAGGAGTGTTTCAACTCCTTAATTTGTGACTGATTATTATTCTGTTATCGTATTAAAAAAGTCAGATGATATAAATATGCAGTAGTCCGTCTGACCATCGAACTACTGCTCTGTGCAACCTTGCCGCTGCAATTGTGTGTTTGATTTTTGGTGCATTCTTTTTTAACAGCTTAATCAAAGCGGAAGTCGTCACTTTGATTACTTTTTGAATATAGGATTTACTTGATTTGAATTTTCTTTAAGATTTTGCACACGGCAAGAATATTGCCTTACTTTAAATACCGAAGTATTCTTTGTAGCTTTTTGCGATTCCTCGACAATCATCCGACTTAACCGGCACGTGACAAGCTACCTTTCTAATGTTATCGGCATCCAATTCTTTAAAAATTTCTGATGCTCTCGTTTCTTCTGTCGATTTATAAAATTTAAAAAGCAAATCCACAAATGGTATGTTGCCGAACTCATCCAAAAACGCTGTATCATTTTCGGTTAGTGTTTTAAGACACTTTTCTTTGTATGTATCCGATGTATCAGACAAAATAAAAAGTTTATTATAAACGTCATGCTTTGTGAGCAGGTCAATTATCTGCAAAGCAATTTGCAATACATTAGTATCGTGATCAGTAATTGCCTTTGACAGCTCCGTTAGCTTGCAGGAGGTTTCTCTTGTGCGTTTAATCCACTCGATATGTTCCTTGTTTGCGAAAAAAGTGTCAGTCCTAAACCTGCGATACTCTTGTAGGAGCTTGTATTTTGCCTTGACACAAGACTTGGCTGATAGCAAACCTATCTTTGTGCAGCTGTATATGGCTGACATTGACAACACTAACCAACGATTTAACATATCCAAGCTATTGAGCGTAGCCACATCAAGGTCACCGTCGATGAAGCCTATCACAAGTTTGTCGAGTTCCGACAATGTTTCTACCGGTGTCGGATTGTCTTGCATTTCCGCGGCAACCGGTTTTTCGTTTTCACTCATTCAGCAAGACCTCCTTTGTAGTCGTATAACCCAAGTCTTTTAATTTTTCCTGCGGCTATCTGCGCAACAAACTGGCCATAGCTGTAACTTGTGCCGTGCTTTGCATTGTAGTCGGCACAGTAAAGACACATCCTGTCTATTCGGTCGAGTTGCTTCTTGCGACCTCGTTTCTTTTTTTCTTCATTCATTTATTTCACCTAATTTCAAATACTTTAATATTTTTTCGCTTGCCTCGTTGCAACCATAACATACAGCGACAGCGTAGCCTTGTTCATTAAGGCTTTTAAGCCATTCGGTTTGTTTTTCGGTTGGCTTATTCTTACCGTACTTAAGTTCAATAAACAAGCCGTGATAACCTCCACGGCTTACCGGTAAAAACAAATCAGGCACGCCTGCCTTTACTCCTTGTTTCTTGAGGTTGGCCGCTTCAAGTTTGTTCCTGCTTCCGCCATTCGGAATATGAAACATCAAATCAATTTCGGGGTATTCTGCTCTGATGAAAGTCGTCCATTGAAATAACTTCCGCTGTTGGTCAGCTTCATACTGCTTCATCGGCAGGTCATCCTTTCTTGTTTTTCAAAATCATATCGCTTTCAATGTATAATGATTTCAATTGTCTCACAAAATCTTCATCAACAATTTCATAAGCACATATAAAGCCGTATGCAATCATTCCAAATTTAACAGCGAAGTACGGAGTACCTTTGAAGTCCTTACGCAGTGCAAGTGCCATTGTTTCGTTTGGCATATCCACAAAAGGATTAAGATATACTCTGTCAATAAACATTAAGCCCTCTGCGGTGCTAATCGGGAGCATTACTTTACCGTCGTATATAATGCGCTTATATCCCACATTTCAGCCAGTGTTTCATCCGCCGAACAATCCTCAACATCAATCAACGGCTTGGTTTGACTGATTGTAAATCTAATCTTATCTCTCTGCGCATCGTTGATGTCATAGAGCTTGCATATGTAATCTTCATTGAGTTCCGGCAAGCCGAAAATAGAATAGACCGCATAGCCGTCTGACAGCCATTGCTCGCCTTTTTCGTTACCGAAGATTGAAATAACTTTATTTTTCTTGCAT